CCCCAGGACCGTAGAACGTGATTATGTAGTTCCGGAGTCGTTTCGGAAGAAGGAATAAGCGTTTCGACGCTGAAGCTTTCGCGCGGTACCCATACCCTAGGACAGATAGCATCTGCCCAAAGGATAAAGAGTACTTACGTGTCAGCTCCAATAAGCCAGCCAGGCTCTGGCGGCTTACCACGAACTCCGCGAATGGAACCATTGAAACGTTCACTCCGTTAAGGAATGTCCGTTTCGCAAATTCCAACGCCTTGCCCGATAATGAAATCAGAGACTTGTGGTCTCCGATCCCGACGTCTAACGCCGACATTATCCCGGCGTACTCCTTAGCTACACAATCCCGCGCTATGACTACGTCATCTCCCAAGATGGCGTAGCCCTCGTACCATGGTTTAGTAGAGGTAAGCACGCCCGCCTTAAAGGCGGACCACTGAACGATCGCATGGTGTAGAAACGCCAGCATCGCCCAAGAACTGAGCGCACCCATTGGTTGGCCAGTAGCATACTGCACAAATCCCAATTCAGAAACGGTCTGTTTAGGACCTTCTCCAAATTTGATCTGCTTGGGACAGTGATACTTCCGACCAACCATTAGGCAACCCCACAGCTCTGCCCCCCAACTTGTTAAGAAGGGAGACAGTAGTACTTTTTGAAGTACGATAGGTAATCGATCAGTGGCGGCCGACAAGTCAAATGAATACAAGGAAATAGGTCTGGAGAATTTCTTCTCTTCCACCTCCTTCCAAGTAAACAAATTCCTTATCGGACGCTCTTGGTCGAAAGTCCCATCCTGTGGTATTCGCTCCAATAACCCAAAGATCGCTTTATGAAGGCGATCAAAGAGCCACTGTGTCCAAGGGTCAACCATGGCGAACACCCGGACCTTACCAGCTGGTTCCGGTTTGAACCCAAGTTTCCCAAGCCAATTTGTTGCTTCGAACGGGCACGGAGGCCCGCCCGAGGATAAGGGAAGGGAATCCTCCCATACCCACAACTCTTTGGCCCAGGATTCTATCCGGTTCAGCACCCACTGGTTTCCAGTCATCTTACACCAATTAACTAAAATTGGATAAAGAGGACTGTGTAACCATGTAAATGCTGAAGCCAAAATAGATGCAGGAGAAGTGCTCTGGGCACCGCCTTGAACACTTCCTCCCCGCACCGCAGGTCCAGACTTAGGAATCAGGAATGGTTTAGCCCGGAGTCCCTTCATAAACTCAAGGGGACCCTCGCCCTCTTCAGACCATAGTGCGTCCGTGATAGTCCCATTCACATGGAACTTTCGCTTCAGCACATGGATGAAGTGGTTGAATACGAATTGACTAAATCCGTATGTCATAAGAGGATCTCCTCCGTATTCTTTGGTGATCGTATCTATCTTAACCTTTCCTGGAAAATCTATGATTCGGTATAATCCGAACATAGTCGCCCAGAATCGGATCGTCCAGATACAACCAGATCGAATACGAGCTCTATGTAGAGCGGGAATTATTGAAGGGATCCCACCATGAGACCGGCCAACTCGGGCCCCGAAGGGGGCCAGATCATGTAGTCGCTGACCACCTATAACCTGTTGGAGCATGGCAGAACAAGCCTTGAGATAAATCACAAGGTACTTCGTTCCACCGTGTTTATACAACCGGTGATAGGTGGCTAACGTCGTGATTACCACTTTGACGACTGAAAGGTTAACTCTCCGTCCCAGCAATGATACACATCCCAGGACGTGTACCACTGCCGGACGCCCAAGTTTTACCTTGAGCATGGCACTAAGAGACGCATAGGAACTTAGCAGTCGAGAATACGCACGACCAAGCGTTCGCTTGATGTTTGTGTTTATTGTCACTGTTAGTTAATATGTGTACCCTTAGACTTCGGTTTCCCTGTAAAGGGGCCGCAGCCAGCCTTGGAAGGCTTTGGTGAGTAAAACCAATCAGGCTTCACTTGGCTAATCAGCACCACCGAGTTTGACCCCGGGACCTGACTACGCACAGTGACCCCCGATCGCATCCATAACTGCCGATACCGGCTGGACTAATCAGTCTTCCCCTCCGAAGAGAGGTAACCGCCTCCAGATCACCATCGGTCGTACGTTACCCCGTTTTGGGACTTAGACCAAACCGTCTAACAGACGGTCCGGCATAAGCCGTACTTGGACTATTCACCCCAACCTGGGCATGCGACCGAGAGCCACCACTTGGATTAGGGTTCACCTTAAACGGTTGGATCCTACCTCGAGCATGGCTACGGTTTCTAAGCGTAGTGGTAGCTCTTTGGGATTACGGATCTCCGTACTTCCATGTAGCTGCTTCCCATTTCGGAGGAGAGGAAGGTCTGAGCTTTAGAACACTCATACCCGTCTACTAGACGGAACCTCCCCCACCACCTATCTCCCTCAGTGGATCGACCTCCAAGAGACCTGCCGTAGCGCAAGGTCAAGAGCGTCTTTCCCCTAGGGCGTGAGGTGTGAGCACACGCTTGCTAGTCCCCCAAGCGAATGGGGTGGGTCATCATACTCTTTAAGTCTACGCTACGTCCAAATGGGCGTTGAGGGAACCTCATCTCAGATGCACGGGATTTGACCCACGCATGCGAAACGAAGTCGCTAACACGGCTTTGTCAGCATGGTCCGGATTGCTCCGG